TCATTTTGCTAATGGCGTATCAGGCCAAATATTTTCTGGTGAAGAAATATCAACCCGACTGAGCTGTAAGCGATATGTTTTCCACGCTTTCAGCTCATTTTTTTCTTCTTCAGTTGCTAGGTTTAGCTCAACGGCGTCACTGAGTACCTGAATGCGCTCACTTGCTTGAGATAACTTGGTATTAAGTTCCAGTTTTTTATTTGTGATTAATGCTTGCCGCTGAGCTTCCAGATCGGTTACCCACTTTCCATCTTCCCATTTATCAAATTCGGAGGTTGGTACCAATAAAGTTTGATTGCCTTGTAACCCTCCAATATCCGTAATCTTCTGAGGGTGACGGTTTTCCGTATTATAAACAGTTTGCCCACGGTAGTCAGATACGTGCTCCCACTGTTTCCCATCCACACTACGCCTTAGAGCCAAATCTGCCAGAGGAAGTTCAGGAGCATCAATGTAACTACCTGCTGGAACACCTACGCCAATAGGCAAATACTCATAATTAGCGCCAATATATTCTCGGCTTACTGGGTGAATCTGATAAATAGTAACCCACCCAGCTTGAATGCTAAAACCCGATTCATTCATTTTTGCTAGGTTAACTTCAATAGAATAATTTTTCATTATGCTGCTCTCACGATATAGTTAAATGCGATATTACGAGGACGATTCTCTGATGCGGTCGGTACAATACGTGATGCGTCAAACTTCATACGGGACGGGCAGGAACTACCTGCTGCGTCAGGTATAGCGCCGACAGTAAACTCTTTGGATAATTCAAATGCGCCGTTTGATAGCAGATTCTCGCCGAGAAATTGGTAATTCACTGCTGTTGTCCAAATTTCACCCACGATATTTCTGATAGCATCACCTTGGATACTTAGCAAAGTTCGTCCGGTATCAACACCTCTGTTATCATCCCAGCCACGAATAAATTCACCACGAAGGTCTGGTAATACGCCTGCCGAATAAATTTGTGCTAGTTTAGGGTAAATATTTTTATCAAATGTCTGCCCATTACATTTTAACCAACCAGATGGCGCTGTAGTTTGTGGCCAGGGCATTGGCATACCAACGATCTCATTAAGTGATAACGCCCCAATTTCAGCAGCAGTGGGTTTATCCTGATCGCTATAAATACGCGCCCACTGTTTTTCAAAACCACTATTGTCACGAGAGCTTCGATATTTCAGCCCACTATTAGCAAAGTCAAAATAAAACTGAGCTGCTGATGCAGAGCCGGTATTTAAACCCATATGCCAAATTAGGGATGAATGTGTACCATTATCTTTTAAATACGCACCAGTAGGGCTATCCCATGCAAGGTCACTGTCCTGATAGATAACACCTGATGACCCCTGTCGCACATAATAATTATCAGCATCCGTTTTTGTTATAGCACCCACATCAGCAGCTGTCGGTACGCGTGATGAACTGAGTGCAATAACCCAAGGCGCATTAATACCATCATCCCACTTCTGCCTCCAAGCGCAATCTCCGCTATGATTGATATATTCTTGCCCTACGAAATTACCGTGCTGAAAGACATGAAGCACACCATATCCGTATAATTTCTGCCCTTTATAAACAGGCATGTCAGAAACTGTATTAGGATCATTTATTGCTACAACATAGTCACCCGCTTTATCACAGTTGGCGAAGGTCATACCATCACCTAACGTGCCACGTAGTGTCACGTTGTTGTAAAATGCGGTTTTATCAGAAATATCCGCGCCGTTCTTGGCTTTTGCCAATGCCCCAGCAGCGAGGTCTACAGTTTCAGTTAAACCGAGGTTTGCGGGAGTCAATGCAATATTAGTAGTACCATCAAACGGTACGCCGTTAATGGTACGAGGCGTCGCCAATTTTGCTGCCTCTAAAGCCGTCGCTTTCTCAGGCAGCGCACCAACATCAGCCGCTGTAGGTTTATTCTTCGTATTGTAATCACGTCGCCAACCCGGAGAATAATCACCACCGTTATAGACATAAGTAAATTGTGCATTAGCTGAATCGCTAAGCCCACTTGGCGCTGTGGAAGGCGTTGTCACCCTGATTGTTGTGGCATCATGCTGTCCCACAACCTCAACAACAGAGCCAGCCAGTGGTATCTGACCACACTCTGTATCAGAGATGATTTTATTGTGGGCATACGACCACGAACCACGACAAACCCAATAGGCATGGACAAAAGCCCCCTGACTTTCTAACCAGCCAATAAACTCTGCCGTTGTCCATAAACCGGCACTTCCTCCAATTGGGATCGAAGAGCTGTAAGCACGCGATGAACCGAGATTGCGGTTGAACAGCTCTCTATCCGGAATATCCGCCCCATTTTGGTCTTTAGCCAATTTCGTCGCGCCAACCGATTTCACAAATGCCGTCGTCGCAACCTGCTGGCTATTACTGTCAATTGTGGGCGTTGGCGCTTTCGGCGTGCCGGTAAAAGTTGGATCCGCCTTCGGTGCATATTGCGTATGCGGATCGGCGGCGGCGGCATGTGTCGCCAGATCGCTACCTGTTTTTTCCTGCTCTTTTTTCAAATAGCGTGTACGACTAGCCAGTTCTTTAGCCTGTCGGTTTGAAACACCATCCGGTCCACCTACGACCGGATCTGACGTTTCGATTTGGTAAATGCCGTCAACCCATTGTGGGTTCTCTGACAAATTCGCCATGTTCAAGCGCTCCCATGATTGTAGTTACTGTCGTATATCGCCGTCCGGTTGTAGCGGATAGGCACTTCCCAATATTCGATGCTGGCCAGATGACACCGTACTGGGGCAAACATCCCAATGGCATTGCGTAGCATTCTGGCCTGATCGTTGGTAATCGGTTGTTTTAGCAGCACGCGATAAACAGCCCACGCTGCTTTATCGCCGTGTACATAAAGGTTGTTATAGGTGGTTTCGCCGTCATAGTTCAGGCGGCCAATGTTCTCGATCAGCGAGCTTTCGCCGAAGCCGAAGCGGCGAATGATCTCTTTAATGCTCCAGGGTGTACCTTTGTTGCGATGCAGATCGATAGCGGCCTTGATCAGCGCACGTTTAGAATCATCCGACTCAGCCAGTTCCCAACCATCACCAAACAATGAGAACTGTTCCGCCAGACAAGGCAGCGCACTGCTATCGACAATATCGACCAGATAAACCAGTAACGCATTCAGATCGACGTCATCGAAGCGGTCAGCCAATTCCGCCAACGAACGAAAGCTGGGATCAGCAGCCAGCGGCGGTTGCAACAGTTGCAATGAATCAGCCATTCGATACCCCGACGATGCTGACATTGATACCTGTACAGTTCGCCCATTCACTGTCATCAAGCACCATCAATGACGGCGAAGCGAGCTCCACCTGATACACACCGGGGATGGATAACGTGGCGATAATCTGGCTTGGGACAATGTCACGCCCCAACGTTGCTGTACGAGTTTCAACCCAAGCCTGTACCGCCTTCTCTGCCGCAGCCTGAACAACACCAACCTGTTCGCCGTTAAACAGCGTCAATTTGGCATTGATGGCATAGTCCACCTGTGTGGGTGCTTTGGCGGAGACAAAATCCGTCAGCGGGCGCACCTGCTCGTCGGAGCAAAAACTTTCCACTAGCGAGAGCAGACTGCTGTCTGGTAGACCTGTGCTAAGTAACGGATAAAGCACCACCTCGCCCGGTTCGGGCGACATCACCGCGACATCGACAATATTTTGGTGTGCCCGCATCGCATGGAAGCGATACGCCAATTTCGATCCCGCCGTACTAAAAGATTCAGGCGCCAACTGAACACGTTCACGTAGGCGATCGTCATCCTCTTCGGCGGAACCGCCGCTGCTTTTGGTAATATTGATGACGCTTAAATCGCTGTCGCCAATCTCATCCAGTAGCGTACTGATCTGGGCTGGCAGCCAATCATTACCAACATCGCCACGTTCGGAACAGGTCGCCAGCACAGTGACACCGTTGCCGCTCGCTTTCAGAAGCGCATCGCTGTCGGTAGTGAAAATCACGCTGTCCGACGCACTCACGCGAGTACCTGCCGGAATCAACAGATCGCTGACTAGCGGTGTTTCGGGTGTAAAGCGAAGCTCTGCTCGCGCTGGCTGTGCCGCCAAACGGTAAACGCCAACTAGCTCTGCCAGATAATCCAGCATCGGTGCGCGAGCAAAAGCGACCAGGTTCTGCTTGGCGGCTTCCTGAACCGCACTACGCACTAAGGTTTCCCGGTAGGCAAAGAGGTTAATCAACAGGCGCTCGGCCTGCGCTGGATAGAGCGTTTTCCCTGAGTCAGCTTCATATTTCGCGATCATTTCAGCGGTAATTTTCGCCGCATCGCGTTCAATAAAATTGGGTTCTGTCAGCGCCATAACAACTCCGTGGTCTGTGTCGCGCCGTTAGCGGTTTTCCAGCTAACGAGCAGTGTCAGGTGAGCACCATTCACAGAAGGTTTAACCGCCAGTAGCTGGCAGCGAGGTTCCCATCGTTTAATAGCCTCTACCGATTCTCTGACGACATGCGGGATCGCACGATCGATCGGATAATCGAGATACAGATGTAGATTGCTACCAAAGTCAGGCCGATGTGGGTCACTGCCGCAGGGTGTCCGCAGGATGATGTGAATCGCCTGCATGATATCTGCCATTCCTTCGACGATGTCGCCAGAACGTTGCAGCGCCGGTTGCCAAAAAACAGATTGAGTTTTCATAGGGGGCTATTGTCGCCCCCGGTGAGAGGAAGGAATAGTAAAGCTGTTTAGAGAACGCGTTAGTGCGAGTGGTGATTGGAATTACCACCGGTGTCCATGACACTACCGCTGGCGCTAACATTGCCGGACACGCTGACATCACCACTGAAACTGGCACCACCGGAACCGGACATCCCGTTCTCGTAGGTCAGTTGCCCTTGCACCAGTAGCTTGCCAGTCACCGTCGTTTCTGGCGCATTAATAGTGACCCGCTGGGCGTTGACCACCACATCACTACCGCTGCTAATCGCAATATGCTGGACGCCGCCGTTGATCGTTAACGTATGCGTTCGGCGATCGTATTCAATATGCGCGCCGTCAGCGAACGTCACCGCCCTTTTGTCCTTATCCGCCAGCGTTGGCACATCGGTGGCGGAGTAAATTGCCCCCAGTACCAACCCATCCTCGCCGTTACCATCCAACAGAACTTCAACTTGTTCACCAATATCTGGTAACCAGTAATCCTTATTATTCTGCGTATTACGCTGTAAAACTGGCAGCCAGGCCGTGCGCAGATTGTCACACTCTGGTAGACGGACTCGGACCATAACGCGAGCCTCATCCACCGCACTGATCGTGCCAATACGACGAGATAAACTCATGGCAACACCTCCTTTTTACTCTTGACCGTCCGTGTTGTCTGGCTGCCATCCGGGTGGTAAGTCACCAGCGTTTTTCCGCTATCCGACTTTCTCTTGCCCGCCGTAATCGGCCCGCGAATCAACCCAATCGCCGTGGTGTAGCCACTGCCACGTTCCAGAATATGGCGAGCCGATTCGATCAACCAATGGCCAGAAAGTTGGCCGAACGACACCAGCTCCACTTTATTTCCCGCCGCCAACTGCGGGCTGCCCATCAGCGTCATCGACCCCTTTTGTTGCTTTTCGTTGTGCGCATCCAATGCGGCATCCGTTTTCATCCTCGCTCCAGAGGCATCCGCCGCGCGAACGTTAACTTTCAACGTATCCGCACTGGTCTCAGCACCAGCAGACTTCATCTCGTTTTTCACGCTCCCGCCAGCTTCATAAACCACCAGCTTCTTTTCACTCCCTTTCTGATATTTCGTCTTGGCATTTTTATAGACGTGGCTGATCGTGTCGCTCAGTGAAAAACGCGCGACGTCCGTTGGCTTAATTTGTCGAACAGACGCCTGATTGCGTAGCGTTGCCAGATGGGAAAAAATCAGTTGGTCGCTGACCACTTTCACGACATAGCCATATTCACTGGCGAGCCGCTTTAGAAAAGCGACATCAGTTTCCGCATATTGCGTAACGCGATCGATCTTGATGATCTGAATCATCCCCACGAGCATCAACTGATGTTTTTTCGCGATGCGCGTCGCAATGGCGGCTAACGTCGTATCTTCAAAACCGCGGTTTGATTTGGTTCTCAATGCACGATTGACCGACGTCGCGACGCCGCGAATCACCACTTCGCTAGGCGGTGAACTCACCTCAATTTCATCAATCGAGAAAGTGCCGCAGTCAAACAGTATTTCACCGAGATAGCCTAGCTTGAGCGATAACGTATCGCCCGTACCGGGATACCACTTATCCATCCAGCGGCCATCGGTATCATCGAGCCTGACCTCAATCGAATCCGATTCATTCTTGATGCTGTCGGTATACGTCACGCTGGTGACATACGGCGCGATATCATTGGTGATGTCTTTTTGCTGATACCACAGTGTGAACGCCGGTTGCAGGACTTCCGACACCGCAGGAGAGAGCAGGGTTAGTTCTTCCGTTAACGCAGCCATGGTGGGGTATCCTCCGCTTTACTGGCCTCTGCCTGTTCAATAATCGGAATCAGTACCACCAAGCCCGATGGCAACAGCGGCACGATGGGGACATGCGGGTTAGCCGCAATAATCCGCGGATAGCCAAGCGGATCGCCGTAATACAGATAGGACAAGGTATCCCAGCGTTCGCCCTGTGTAGTGATATGTTCAAGGTGCATATGCTTCAACCCTCTTCACGATTTCCGCCGTCAGTTTGCTCAGCGCAGGTTCAGCGCCTTTAAATGTGTCGCTCGCGGCATCCACATGCTTACTGATGGCTTCCAGCTTCTCGATAACGTTTTTGCTGTCGACGCCCTGCAACAAGGTGGCAACTTGCTTGACCTGCTTCAGCATTTCATTCGCCGCTTTATTAACCGCTGTAATTTCAGGCATCATCTTCTCTGCCTGAACCGCCGCATCAGAAATAGCCTCTGCCGCTTTTTTAAACGCCGGTTCCACCTCACTTAACGGCGTCAATACATTCCCGACTTGCGTTAGCAGCCCAGGAATTTGCAACAGCGCGGTTTCGGGATTGTTCTTCATCCGTTTTACAATCTGAACGGTGGTTTTCACCGCCTTAACGGCTGATTGAGCCTTCTTGGCATACGTGACAGCCGTGCGTAGTGAAGCTGCAAAATTGCTCACTTTATCGACCGCTTTGGTGATGGCGCTAACATTAGGAACAGGCGTCTCTATCGCAGGCGGCTTGAGCGGATTTTTCGGATCGCCAATGTATTCTCGCAGCGTTAGCGAGGCATTCATGGCCAATACGTTGCCCTTCGCGTCGGTATGTTGGCTGGTCGAAGTCAGTGCCGTAATCACAAACCAGCCGCGATAATCTCCATTGCCGAAGACTAACGCCATCGCCTGATGCGCCCGCATCGCCTCAGTCAACCGCTTCAACTCCACATCCGGCGTGCAGTACTGCTTGTGAAACACCAGACTAATAGTAATTTCGTCCAGCTTCGCGCCGATAAACTGCAGACCGGGTTTACCTTCAATGCGGCTATGTTCTGCATAATCCGCACCGAATGTCGCATTAAAACCGTCCCAGTAGGCAGTCACCTTAAATTCAATATTTCCTAATACTGCAAACATCAGGCATACCCCCTGCGCTCGCGCTGGACGAGCAGCTTGTTCAACATATTTTCCAATTCATTCATGCTAAGCGTCAGCGTCTTCGTCATTTCAGGCGTTGGCGCTGCCTTCTGGCCGTTGAGATAAATGGTGGGTGAGAAAGCAACCTGAACACGCTCGAAAGGGGCTGCGGTGACTGACTTGTCCTTCGCTCCACCGACAGGTGATGTCATTGCGACACGCTGTTGCGGCGTTGGCATTGTGTCCTCAGTCTTAGGTAATTCAACATGTTGTGTTGACTGTAGTGACAATGCAGATAGAGGGGTTGGGGTCAAAACGGCCGCCGCCTGATTACTATTAGCGATTAATTCTTCGCTGGGGCCAGACCTAAAGAAATCTTTGACACCATCAGGAATAGCGTTACTGACGGTTTCCATCGGAGAATTGAAAAAATTGCTGATTTTTGATACGCATTGGTTCCAAATTTCGGCAATCTGGTCGGAATATTTGTAAATCAAAGCACCTATTCCAACTATTGCGGCAACGACCCCAACAACCGCGGCAACTATCCAACCCACTGGGGTCGCCAGCATCATCATTACTGCCCCGATTGCCATCATCGCAACACGACGCAACACGACGCTAAATATGCGTCCTAAGAATGTCCCCGCGCTACTACCCAGCCCGCTCAGCGCCGCTCGAACGCCCTGCCATAAACCCTTCGAATTTAGCCCTGCTTTAAGCCACTGCCAACCCTTTAGAATGCCCTGCCATAATCCAGTCGTTTTTAGCCCTGCTTTAAGCCACTGCCAACCCTGTAGAATGCCTTTCCAAACGCTCTGCAAGGAGGGTAACAGTATGTCCATTCCCAACTTCGCACCGCTCAACGCCATTCTGAACGCGAAGAAACCGGCCACGGCCATCACGATCCCGCGAACCAGTTCAGGGTTCGCTGCCGTCCAGGTCACGAGTTGATCTAGAATAGGGATCAGCGCATCGCTCAGAGAAACTAATACCGGTGTCAGCGCTTCACCTACATTGAGTGCAATATTCATCACTGACGTTGTCATTTGATTCCAGCGCCCGGTCAATGTGTCATTCTGCCGAGCGAAGTCGAGATCCAGCGTTTGCGTTGCTGCCGGGCTATTCATCCGCTGTTGGTTCGCTTGATAGCGCTGCCAGTTCTGCTTCATCGACAGCGCATGATTGACAGCTTCTGGCGTACGGAACACCTCCTGCAACCCGTAGCGCTGCATTAAACTTTGCTGCGCCTCCACGTTGCCCGATTTACTAGCCATATCCCACTGTTTCTGGAATTGGCTGCCTTTACTGTCGATAAATCGGTTACTAATCTGGACCGCAGCGTCGTACTGTGAATACCCACCTTTCATGTAGCTTTTTAGTGACGCGTTATAATCTACGCCCGCGTTATAGTAACTATCGGCAATGTCGGTTCGTCCCACGGCATTCATGAAACTACCCAACCGGGCAGCCGTGTTCGCCTCCGTATCCGCACCTTTTGTCGCGCTCAGGCTGGAAACCAACTGGCTCAACGCCTGATTACCCGTCGCCCCCATTGCCGTAAACCCTGGAGCCAGCGCAGTCGCGTATTGCGTCATCGACGCCATGGAGAAACCTTGTTTCGAGCCTGCCAACATACGGGAGAATGATTCCTCCAGCGTCTTCGCCCCTTTAAGGTTAAACACGTCATCCAACGTGGCCGAAAGTGCAGTAAGATCGGACATCGCAGCGCCAGAGGCCGTTGACGTTTTACCCAACACTACCGCAACATCCGTTGCCTGATCCGGTGACATGCCGTAAGCAAGCAGTTGTCCGGCACTACCGAGCAATGCATCCGGCGTTTGGTTCACGCGTTGAGAAGATTGACGTAGCTTCTGCCCCATCAACTTTTCTTGCTCGCTCGATATCCCACGAGCAACGCTGATGTCACGCAACTGCGCCTCAAATGACGCATAGTGTGTGACCGACGCCACAATCGGCTTCATGACAGAACCAAACTGCGCACGCTTAGTCTCAAAATCACCGGCGAGTTCATCTCGACTCTTACGGGGCGTTTCCTTGCTCGGCTGGTTACGCGTCAGCCGTTCCTGATTGGTTTCCAATTCACGTAGCGACTGGCTCAGCCGGGACGTCGCCTGTGCAATGCGAGATATCGCTTGCGAACTGACAGCGCCAAAGCGCTCTAGCGACTGATTAAACAGACGCTGCCGCTCCTGCGCCTGTTTGAGGCTATCGCTCAGTAATTGCAGCGATTTTTTTGTGTCATCCAGCGTGGCACCAAACGCTCTGCCCAGCATGACACCGTTTAAAAGCATATCCACGGTTCACTCTCATTCAGAAAAACCCCTTGTGGGGCGGATCGGAGACGGCGGCTTGCGCCGCTCCAGTTTGGTTTCCCCATCAAAAAACGGGGATAAGACGAGGAAGAGGACGGAAGATAAGTGAGAGAAGAAGACAGGTAGTGAGGGAGCAAAACGGCCAGCGTCCTATCGCTGGCCGGGTTAGGGTGGATGGTGGCCTAGTTAATCCTGTCAGTAATCACTCTTCCTCACCGTTCTCACGTTTTATCTGTTCGCTGGCTTCATCCAGCCAGCGTTCAAAGTCGTCCAGTTCCAGCGCATCAATTTCACTCGGCTGAAAGCGAAACCACCTCGCCAGCAGGGCTTGCGCTTTCCACAACAACGCTGGCTGCGTTATCCAACCCAAGTAGTTGCTGAAATCGTTTTTGCAGCGCCATGTAGTCCTGCGCGTCCATCTCATCGATGTCTTCTGGCACAAGGCCAGTCATGCGCGACAGCAGTGCGTCGTCCCAGTTGCTTGGGTCATCGCTGATTTTTTTCACCGCTTTGATGTCTTTGACTTTCAGACGCTTGAGCGAAATGGACTCCACGCGTTGACCGGCAGAGGTGGTGTAAGGGAATTGCAGAGAATAGGTTTCAGTGTGCATAACAGCTCCTTAGTAAATGTCGGGAGCAGTATCGCGTGCAGCGAGGAATAACGATTTTAAAGTGAATTAGAAACGAAACTGGCGGACATAAAAAAGGGGCCGAAGCCCCTTGTTCACTGAGTAAGAACTAACGCAGATCTTCTTCTGCAAAAAAGCGAACAGCGCAGTTGCTTAGGGGGTAAGACGTGTCGGTCAGAAAGAATCCAGCCGCTTTCTGTTCATCGCTTAAAAATGATCCATCCGTCTGATCTACTTGACCAGAAATCAAACGTGCCACAGAGGAACCATCTGAACCAGCCCGACCAGCATACGGAAGAGAAAATCCGGCTTCCTCTGCGGCATCCAAAATATAAACATCTTCGCGACACTGAAAATGAATATCATGTTCAAGGTCGATAATATCAAAGATTTTTGCGGACATAGCAACCTCACTTATTGATAGAAACGCCCGCCCCACTGGCGGGCTTGAAAGATAAATTAACCGCCGATATTGGCGCGATAGCTGTTCAGTTGATCCACGCCGCCCACCATGAAGATGTTGGACATATAATCCAGCTCCAGCAGGTCTTCACCGTTCATCACCTGCTTGATGTAGGTGCAGTTGAACGCGCTGCTAAAATCCGGGTTTTCGTGCTGCTTGAACGTTCCCAGCGGATTCTTTTTGAACATGATGGTCATGTGCGTCACCAGCGGCACTTCTTCGATACGGCCCTGAGAACCGTAACGTTCCACGCTGGAGCGGCACTGCAGCGCCAGCGACTGGTACGGGTTCGCCGCCGCCAGCATCGCTTCGCGGTAGAAGGAGTTCCATTTGATCTCGCCTTCCAGCTTGTCGAAGCCCGCGGGCAGTTCGATCTTGCCGACCATGCCCAGAGCCTTGTGCTCCTGCATGATCATCGAGACGTCCGGCAGTTTGATTTCCTGCGCACGCCCGAGCAGGTTGGTACCGTTGATGTAGATGTTGGCGTTGGTAATACGGTTTACTTCAATTTTCCCGGCCATCAGTTAGTGCCCTCCAGCGTTACCAGGTATTCCGAGGTGATCTCCGTCTCAAAGGTCAGACGCTCAAGCGGCGGCGGCGGAGTGAATTTGTAGTTAAGCAACAGGTGCCCTGCCGCCAGCTCGGTTTGCTCGTTACGTGCAGCATCGAACCAGCATTTGAAGCCCAGCAGTGCGCCGTCACCGATCAGCTTGCGACCGTAGGCGTTGACGGACTCCACCAGCGCATCGATCAGCGCCTGATTGATCGGCATGTCGATATACTGCTGGCTGAAATAGCGGATGGATTCGTTGATCACATCGCCAGTACGGCGCACGTTTTCGAAGTTCTTCATGTGTGTCACGGTTGGCCAGGCAGCGGTGCGATTGCCCCACAGGCGCAGGCCAGAACCGTAGCTGTTGAAGATGGTGCTGATGCCCTGCTCGTTCAGCAGGTTCACTTCACTCTGCGGATCGTCAATCATCGCGGACAGTTGGCGCTCTACGCCGGTGATCCCTTTGATTTCCTGATTGGACGACGACCACCAGAAACCTTTCTCCAGATCGACTTTGGCGCGCAGGCCAGCGGCACGCGCCGACAGCGGCTCCAGGCGTTCACTGTTAGTTTCCGCGTCGTACACTTTTACGTGCGGGTAGCACAGACGAGCGCGTTCAGAGCTGGTGTTGAAATTGATCGTACCTTCTGGGCCACGGCCGCTCAGTGCCTGGGAAAAAGTGGTACCGATTGGCGCATCGATGTAGGCAATCGCGCCCAATTTGTCCGCCAGCGAAATCAGCTCGGTCGTTACGCTGTTTTGCGTACAGAACACCGGAGAAATCAAAATTTTGGCGAAGAAGCCATACAGGTTGTAGGTATCGTTCAGCAGCTTCATACCGGTACGTTTGCCTGCGGCGTTAATGCTGCCAATGATGTCAGCGGCAGTCACCTTCGTGACATCAGCAAAGTCATAAGATGCATTGACCACAGCGGCAACATCGATATTTTTGCCCAGATTTTTCAGAACGCCGGTTTGCGCATCCAGCGTATAGTCCTGACCTTCCACAAACGGCTCACCGCCTTCTGCCGCCGTCAGAACCAGTTTGGCAACCACACGGTGCGCCAGTTGCGCCGAACTGGTCGCTTTGTCAAACATGACTTTTTCTGCGCTCACCGACGATTTGTGTTTCGCCGGGTCCAGCACGTTGATCACCAGAACCGTACCCGCACCATGATCGTAAATCGCATCCAGCGCCTGCGGAATGGTATAACCGCCGAACTGGCTACCAAACTGCGCCGCGTCTTTTTCGGACAGGCACAAAGTGACGTCATTTACCGCACCCTGAGGTGCCGTACCAATTAACCCAATTACCGCAGATTTGACGGTCTTAACCGGACGAGCACCGGTTTCAACTTCAATCGTTTCTACACCGTGTAAATAATTAGCGGCCAAGGGTCACCTCCGTTGCGCTATCAGCCAGATTCTGACCTGCGACAGGCAGCAAATAGCCCAGCGCGATCAGCGTTTTCACGTACTCATGATCTGCTGGCAGTTCAGTCACCTGAGCGGGCCAAAGCAGAATTTCCTGACCATCTGCCAGCGTGACGCCGCTGGCGGGGCCGGTGTAGCGATACTTCATGCGTCTTTCTCCTCATAATTAACCGTGGTAAGCAGCGGACCATCCGTCTGCTCGCGGTCTTCGATAAAAAGGGTTTCGGTGGTGCAATCGATGGCGTAATGCCAGCGTCCTTCGGTGTAACCCACGTAGCGGTCGCGGACTAACCGGATACCGCGGTGGCAGTCAGGCAGTCGATATCCTCCCAGTACCTGACGGACGGTATCGAGCGTGGCCAGCACGCCGTCTTCGCCATCCAGTTCCGGCAGCAACACGGCAACCATCAACTGAGGTCGCTGCGTCTGAACCGGAGAATTCACATCTTCCGGTGCGGAAAACTCAGAACCGCGATACCCCACCAGCACATCGCCAGGTGGCAGAAGATCGGGCTCGCTCAGAATGTTTTCTGGGCAAGACGCGATCCGCAGTGCCGGTAAGTGCTGCTGGAGGCGTGCTATCACCGCATCGATAATTGGTCTGGTATTCATATCCGTTCACCTGCTGTTGTGATGGCGTACTGTTTTAGTGGCACATCGTGTTGATGGCGCTAGTATCCGGATAACGACTGGCTGCGGCTTTTAATCTGTTTTAGAAAAAAACAGCGATAGGGTTTATTGATAAAGAAACGTTTAATCACATGAAAAATAAAAATTATTTTGATAAAAAAACGCCAGCACAACCGTGCTGGCGCAAAGAAATATGACGACATAGATAAAGATAAAATGCAGAAGAGAAATCAAACGCTATAGGATTACCGATCCCAGTATTTTTCCGGTCGAGCGATGCCAACCATACTGTCAACCGCATATTCCACGACATCCACACCCAGGCGGGTGAGATTCGCCAGCCAGACACCGCCCATCTCTTTGGTCAATACCGCCATCTTACGATCGGCCAGATAATCCAGCGCCTGACGCAGCTCCGGTTCAGAAGCATCGGTATACAGCCGCTGCATCACGGCCAATAAAAACATTTCATTCGCGGTATAAGGACGTGTTTTATTTAATGCGATGAGCAAATGCCAGCGCATCGATTCCTGTCGGATACACTGCGTATCAGCCATGATTTCCTCCCGAATACCGCTGTTGTACTAACTCCAATTTGTTGTAAAGCGCATCAAGTTTGGCTTCGATTACCGTCTGACCACGGATGTAATCCTCACGTCGCACGTAAATTAGGGGTAAATCGGCACGAAACTCCAGAAACTCACGCTCCAGCCGCGTCCAACCCTGTTCGCTCTTTTGTCGTGCATTTTCCAGAGCGGCAAAACGCTCATTCAGCCGTTTTTCAATCTGGGTAAGCAGAATTCGCCCAGCGGCAAACAGGAAGCTCATAAACGACAGCAGCAGGCCGACCAGCGACCAAAACTCCACTTCAATCTTCACGTGTAACCCCCCTTGCCTGTTGTAATGCTTCGATGTAATCCAGCAGCGCATTAACCTGCGCACTCAGCGCCTGGTAGCGCTCTCCGTTGTCGCTGATGTTGGCGAGAATATCGCGCTGGGAGACGCCTGAAGGTTGTAATTCGGCGTCAGCGGTTGTGCCGAAATCGGACGCTGCGCCAGTGCGGCGGGCAGCGGCGGTAACGTCTGGGGAACCGTCGGCGGACAGACCGAAAGCGGCGTTGTAGTACTGCACGAAGCCACGAGTAAACACGCACTGCACAGGCTGAACCTTGCCTTTTTCGTCAATGTATTGCTGAGTAACATGGTCGATTTTCCTTTGCAGAGCGGCGTTATCCGCCGCCAGTTTTTGACGCGCTGCCACATAGCGCTGTTCGAGTTGATTCCCACGTACTACCTGCTGCTGGTATTGTTCCGCCGCCGCGCGTAATAGCTGATTTTGGGTCTCGGCCTGCTGCTGCTGGAGTAAATTGAATGCCGCTAGTTGCTTCGCCAACGTGGCGTCCCCCAGCGCTTGCGCCAACTGGTAGCCCTGATTACGGCCAGTCAGATAGACCGCGAGTAGCAGAATAACGGCAAGCAGGACGGCGACCACGCGCGGCGAAAGAAAGGATTTCAGACTAGTAATAAACAGACTATTCCACACAACTCGCCCTCCCCCAGCCCAAATAACGTGGCGCCAGCTGATGCAAAATGCGGTCGGGATAATGGCGGTTCTCACGCCAGTTGGCGGCGCTGCGTCCGGCATTGACGGTTTCCACATGATCGAACCAACGAAGTATGTCCTTGTCGGCGATCTTCGCGCGTTGCTTATCGCGTTGTAACCAGCCAAGTCCGCCGTTGTAGGACGATAAGGTCATTGCCATGCGTTCACAGTCGTTACTGGCGCTGATTCGCGTCCACAGCCAGCGGTCGTAGCCCGTCAGCGCACGGATAGCCCACGCGGGGTTAAACGGTTGATTTGTCCGAAGCTCGGGAACAATACCGCTAAACCAGTCGGCTGTTGTCGGCATAAACTGTGCCAACCCCTGAGCACCGACGGGCGACACCGCCCGTGGATTCCAACCGCTTTCCTGATGCAGCTGTGCTGCAAAATCAGCAATCGGGGCATTCATGCCCCAGTCCAGCCGCGCGCTACGAATCACATCACTGCGGTACGCCTGCGCAGCACGAGGGATCGTGTCAGCACAGGCCACAGCGCTAAAAAATGTTAAACTTAAAAACAATGAAATAAGAGGATGTCGCATATCACAGCCCCATTGCCACGCCGATGCAAACGGCTGACACAATCAGCGCTCGTCGTAACATCGCAGCGGCAAATACCGTGTGGTGACCATCCCGAACCGGAAAACGTCCACGTGGCACAGGTTCATCACCTTGTTCGAGGAATAAACCAGGGCGAGCTTTAGGAAACAGCGAACGATCCAGCCAATAGCCTAATACCGCAGCGAGTGAGATAAGCGAGAGCTTATAGATGGTGACGGGAAGCTGTTGTGGTGAAATCAGCCCGATAACAGCAAAGAGAAAAGCCGATGTCACAATCCAGCCTGTAAGACGCGGTTTTTTGATTTTTTTCAC